CATATAATCCGGCGCATGATTCAATCCATAAGAATATGCCGGAAATTATGAAATATATGAAGAAATGTGTCGATATTCTCGATGTAATTTCTGTAACTACCACATATCTTAAGAGAATGTTTGAACGTGCATTCGGTGCCGGCAACGTTATTATTATCAAGAACGTTGTTCCGCGTTATCTCTGGAATTTCCCTAGAAAGAAGCCGCTCACACAGGACCTCATAAAGCCGCGTGTGGTCTATTCTGGCTCTCCGACCCATTACCGTCAGCCAATTCCTAAAATGGCCCCAGGACAGAACCCAAACTTCCCTAACGGCCATCCTGGACAGCCCGGCGACCGAGGAGACTGGAATACTGGACTTTGCGACTGGGTAATCAAGAATGTCAAGGAAGATAAGATTGATTTTTATGTAATGGGTTCGCTACCGTTCTTCTGGCAGGAAATTCAACATAAGATTCAGTTTATTCCGTGGGCGGATTCACATACGTTCCCGAGAAAATTCATGGAAATCAATGCCGACTTCAGTATCGCTTCAATTGTCGATAATCCGTTCAATAGAGCTAAGTCATCATTGAGATTTACAGAAGCTTGTGCATGCGGATGCGTATTCATGGGCAATATCTTTGCAAAAAATGATGAAAGCCCATATCGAGAAATTCATAATGACTGTAAGATTAAAGATACTTCGACAGTCGATGAAATCGATAAGGTGTTCTGGCCGTTGACCAAGAAAGACAAATATAATGAAGTTCTGGAATGGCAATATGAATATGCGAATAATAACTCGCTATGGCTAGAATCAGAACAACATCTTAATGAAATGCTGATGTTCTTTGATTCAAAAAATCCAGATATAATCTAAAAATTCAGAAAAACCTAAAATTATTTTTTAGGTTTTTTTGTTAAATAAAACTTTGCTATATTTGTATTATCGAAAATTTTAAAAAGGAAAACAAAATGAATAATGTATCATTTGATAGTACACTTACCAATTTCAAGCTTATCCGTAAGGGTGAAGATGTTTATTGGCAGATGCAGTTGAAGGTTGTCGAAGACAGTAGCGTACGTATGATTCCGCAGCAGTTCCGTAATGACATCGATTTCAACGGCGCAATTGACAGCAACGCTACTCGTGACGCATGGACTTCTATGACTATTCCGGTCAGCGATTATAACCTTAATTACCAGATGAATTTCAGCGAACTTGAACTCGAAGCAAAGCTTGTCAATATTTCTATTTCTCGTAAGGAAGGTAATGACGGCATTTGGCGTTCTGATTATGTCTTTACGTTCAACTGCGATCCGGATAAGGATATGATTAAGTCTCTTGCACTCTATGTCAAGCGTAAGGAAACCGATCCTGAAACTGGCAAGAAGTTTGTCGCTACCTATCATACCGAACTCAGCGAACCGCAAATTGAAGCCTAATAAATAAGTATATGTTTGATTCTCAAAAGTTAAATTTCGAAAAGTTTTTATTAAGTTTCCGACATGGCATTTATGTATTCACCGATGATGCATGTCATATTTGCCAAGACTATAAAGAATCAATCTCATATATCAATAATGCCAATTTATATTTTGTCGAAGTTGTAACCGAGCATGAAAAAGATATTGTTAATGAAATGCTTGAACGCTCGGTTTTCCCGTTAACCGCTTGTTTTAAAGACAATAAGCTTATATACGTTAAACCAGGTCAGCTATTTGATACACAGCTAGAACAAATAATGGCCGACCTGAAAGAATTTGGTAATAAGCCGTTATCAAATGAAGAAATTGCCAGACGTATCGAAAAAGAAAAGACAAAATGTAAATTGGCTTATTATATGTTCACGAATACAGTGAAACCTGAAGTCAAGAAAGCAGTCATTTCAAAGTCTATTGAATATAATGAATTGCCTATTGACATCGATTCCATTGCTCCCGAACTCGACCTTGATAAACAAGAACATCTTTTTGAAGGACAATTGCCGTTTGCTAAACTGGTAATCTTTAAAGATGGAATATCTAACATGTTCTCAAACTTGGCAAACCGTATAATGATTGCAGCAACCGCTATGAAAGGCGAAAGTATGAGTTTTGAAGTTAGAATGATAAATGATGTTTTAGGAATTACAGATGCTGGAAATAATACCGATAAGTAAACGCGAAGAAGACGTAGACGTAGATACTGATAAGAAATTTTATATCGATAATAGTATTGGCGATTCTATTGCAAAGAAATACAACTATGCAATCGAAAATATTGTTTTAAAATCGAACGAGCAGAATATATGTTTCCGACATAAAGATGCATATATTGATGTTCCGTATGATATTGTAGAATATAAGCTGACTAAGCGTTTCGAAGATTATCGAATCGGTATTTGTGGATTAATTGGAACGAGCGCCTTGGATAGGACTTGTACATGGTGGTCTGGCGTTGCAAGCGCCGGCGGTAGAGGTACTTATGGCGAAGGTGCAATTCTTCAAGGCGATATAACTAATAATTTACAACTTGTAGAATATCCGATGGCAGATCATCCCGGCGTCTATGATTATCTCGCTACGGTAGACGGATGCTGCATGTTCTTCCCTCGTCGTGTATTTGAAGAAGGCTTAAGATTTGATGAGTCTCTTACCGATTATCATTTCTACGATACGGATATTTGTCTTCAACTGCTTGAACATGGTTATAAGGTTTCTACGATTGACTTGAAGGTTAAACATTATAGTACCGGTAAACCGCCTGCAAATTTTGAAGACTTGAAAAAAGTGTTTTTCGCCAAGTGGGACAAGAAAGTCCATGGTGAATGGCCGATTTCAAGGTTAAGTAAATTCTATAAGGATTAATATGAATAAAATTATCGAAGGATTTACAAATAATACTGATTATGAGCTTTTAGACTCCTCAAAAAATTGCTATATTTTTAAGGTTAATAGTATCAATATGAAGATGAAAATTATTTTCGACGATACTAATCAGAATAAGATGAGCATAGAATTTGAGGAACTATAATGGCCAAGTCTAATCCGTTATTTGATACGTTAAATTTTATCTGTACCAAACAGTATAAGTGGGAAGAACTTCCAGAAGAATGTAGAAAAGGTTATTCGCAGTTCATGATTAACCGTTTTATTAGTTCTTATGAATATCTTATCCCGTTAGCCAATGAGCTTTCTATTCAGAAACTGACAGATAAACAGCATTATACTATTCTTTATACTTGGGTTAAGAAGACTAAGCATTATTTTAACTATACGGCATATAAAGTTGAAAAAGATAATCTAGATTTGATGATTGCCATAAAGAAAGAATATAATATCGGGAATAAAGAAGCCAAGCGATATAATAAATTATTGAATAACGAGCTTCGAGAAAAGCTTCTTAAGAAATGGCACGATTACATAGTTTTTGTGAACAGTAAAAAATAAAGAGCGGATTACCGCTCTTTTATTTTTATATACAATGGAATTAACCTGCAAGGGAATTGTAGAAAACCATTATAGCTTGTGCCAACTGGAGAACACCATAGTCACGGGAAGTATAGTTCTTGATGAACTTATTGAAAGCTTTTGGAGAACACTTAGAACTATCCTGTGTAATGGATTCTGGACGATCAATATTTCCGTCCTTGGCTTCAACGGTTTTAATAACCTGTTCGCATGCGCCGCGAATCGTCTGTTCCCAGGACTGATTCTGGTCAATCGCATCGTTCATTCGTTTGGTCTGGTCAAGATTGTCTGCAAATGCATCCTTGATTGTAGTAATAAGGGAAGAAACAATATCAACCTGCGGCTTAATTGCGTCACGAATTTCAGCACGAACATCCTTAGCCGGTGCATCAGACGAACCGTCCATATTATCAAGGTCGACATCTTCTACAACAATCTGAAAATCCTTTTCAGTATTGGCAATGCTTTCGACCAGTTTTTCAAAATCTTCTTGAATCATTAGTTAACCTCTTATATATTTATATATTTCGTTTATCAGACTGTCCTTAGAACGGGTATCGATATAGGATGCATTTTGAGTTTTTGGTGTTCCAGCATCGACTTTTTCACCTTCAGGACCTTTTTGCGGATGTGCTGTAGACTTATCGCGATGGTCTTCTTGAGCTTCAGGCGTATTTCTGAGCTTCTGCATTGACTTACATACGCCAATCATACAACCGGCAAGAAGATAAATATCTCTGTCGTCACCTTGAAGATCTTTAGCCTTTGAACCATATACGATATAATCCATCATACGTTTGCAAGTAGAAGACAAAGCCTTATAAATCTTATTATTTTCGTCGGTCGGGTTACCAATAACATTCTTCAATACTGACTTAGGAAGATTTGCGTTATTTTTAGCTCTGGTTCCAAGACGTCCTTCAGCAATCTTAGTTTCCATAGCGTTAAATTCCTTGCCCTTGAAAATGTTAAATTTTTCATCCTTAATATCGGTCGGTACCAAATCATTAAAATTAAGTTTTGAAAGATTATCGGTATATGTATTAATTACAGTTTCAACCGTATGACGTTTCTTCGTTCCACTTTTTTCTTCAGACTTAGGCTGTTCAACATCTTCATCTTCTGTCAAAAGCGGAAGCATGAACTTATTCATCGTAATAAAGCTTTCATTCTTTTTCTTTGCAACTTCAACTTTTTTCTGAATCTGTTCAACGATATACTTTGCACTAGAAAGAGTAATCCAAAGCTTATTTAAATAAACCTGGCCATTTGCCTCTTTCTGTTTCTGCTTAAGCCATTCATTACCTTTTCTGGTATTCTTACTTTTGTCATTGTATATTTCGAAGCACTTATCCCAGATTTCTTTTTCGAAAGCTTCAGCTTCCTTGATCTTGTTACCGTAGTCTGTAACCCAGTTATCGTTTTCAGCATTATTTACAAAGCCGTTAAGTTCTTTTACTGCTTTCATAGCCTTACTATCCGGGCTCAACATCTTACCGAGATTATTCATTTCGGTTTCGAGTTCCTTGATAGTAAATACACCGTCATTTCTACGTTCTTGCTTAGCCTTTTCGTCCTTTTCGCGAGCTTCATCTTCGCTCTTGAATCCCTCAAGCTTAAATGCGCTTGCAAGCGTCGTAAATTTGGATTCGTCTGCATCTTCGCCGAACGCATAATCGAACGCGATTATACCGTCAGTAATCGGATTGATTTCCATACGGCTCAAACTTTCATTAATTGACTTGACAATAGTAGCGAAATTCTTAATTGTGTCTTTCTGGCTCTTTTCACTGGCCATACACTTAAGCGAAGAAATATCGAGCTTGGTATTTTGGATATTAACACCGAACTGACGATAAAGCTCTACAAGGTTTTTACCTGCCTTTGTTTCAATCCAGTCCAGGTTTCCTTCCTTACCTTTTCCTTCAGAAGTTGCTTCGCTTGACTTATCGTTGTTTTCTTCCTTTTCAACGCCGTCGTCACCGTCTTTATCTTCTCCGTCTTCGATTTCGATGTCTTCGTTGATAAACGGATTTTTGATGTCCAGTTTTAAAGAATCATTCAAGTCTTCTTCGTCAGAACCATCTTCTTCTTCGCTACCTTTCTTATTAAACATCTTGGCATACTGCTCTTTAGCTTCGTTCTCGTCAAACATTTTAACAAGGAACGAATGAATATCAGCGATTTCGCCGATATGTCCAGCTGCCTTATTGTATTCATCAAGCAATACGAAATAATTTTCAAGCGTAATTTGAACTTTACTGCTTCTCTTTTTCTTTAAGCTTTCAAGTTCGTTCTTTTGTTTTTCAATTTCTTCCTTAACGCTAGCCTGTTTCTTATTTTCCTGCTCTTCCTTAATAAGCTGTTTGATACTTGTCGATGCAGGCATATTGATATATGGCAGGGTAGATTCATTCGGTTTTTCTGCCGCACGACCAGATTCAAGCTTCTTGATAGTCTCTTCGTACTTCTTTATCTTTGCATCAATTTCCTTTTGACGATCTTCTTTCCATCTGTTATATTCAGGTTCTTTCTTTGTAAATCGTGCAATTGAATTTAAAAGCTCATTAATTGCGACCTGAATAACAGTCGTATTATCCTTGTTAATCGTAGTAACGGTCTTATACTTGCCGTTAATCGTACCGATTTTGCCTTCGCCTAACAATCTATAAATTTTAGAAATTCCAAAGACAATACCAGCCATATCAGCGCTCATAGCATGATTCTGCTTACCGTCTTTAGAATATTGGTCTGCAAGCTTACCGAAGTCGTCACCGCGAGTAGTACCAAAAGAATGCATAATTTCTTTATAGCCTTCTGCCATATCGTCGCAAAGCTTCTGATAAATCTTGCCGCCAGTTTCAATAGCGTCGAAAATCTTAAGAACGGTCTTACCTACACAGTTGAACATAGTCCAAGGCTGACCTTTAATATCTTTACACAGCTTATCCAACATTTCATTGTCACGAATAAATCCGTTAGGACCGCCAGTACCCCAAGCCTTACCGTGGCGCTTTACTTTCTTGCCGGTAACAGGATCTTCATATTCTTCCGAATCTTTTCTTTCAAGTTCTTGCTGTTCTTTAACACCTTCTTCAAATGAGTTTTCTAGCTTTTTATAGCAAATATTGTACTGTCTTGGGTATTTCTTAGCGACATTAGATGCCTGAATCAAAGCCTTTCTTGCGTCGTTATTTACGAAATCAGCAACCTTTGTAGGAAGCTCGATAAAATCCTTTTCTTTATTTTCTTCTTCCGCTTCCATAAGCATCGGAAGTAAAGATCTGATAGAATCATAATATGATTCTTCAATATCGTTGCCAATATCGCCATTCTTTGCAATAACATAGATTGTATACTTTGCGGCGTCAATCTGCATCTTTTCTTTAAGACGTACAAACTGTGACAAGAAAGTATCGCTTTCACCCTGTGAATCCGTAGCAGCGCCGAAGCACTTTTGCATAATGTCCTGAAAATTATTCTTGTTAATTTTCGTATTGACATCGGTCAATTTACTAACACATTTTCCAGCACGGAAAACCATGGCCTTACCGAATGTCTTATAACGGTTCGGCAAGTCAGTGACAGATTTTAAAGTTTCAGACTTAGGCTTAACACCCGGGTTTGAAACTTTCGGAATAAAAAATGTTAAAATAAAGTCTTGTTGAGAAGCATCGCCAAGAGATTCTGTAGCTTTCTTTAAGATAGATTCCCATTCAGTAGGCTTAGGATCTTTAATACTCTTTATAATTTTTGCAAAAACTTCAGATGGCTGTTTACTCTGATCTTCATTGAATCGAATAACAGTTTCACCCTTTCTAATCTTATCTTCACCGTCTTTTTCTTCGACACGGTAAATAAAGCTACCGCTTCTGTCGTCAGAAAGCTTCGGTCTATGAATACGCGACAAGAATCTCTTAAGCTTTTCATCACTGTCGTAGATTTCTTCAGCTTCTTTTACGGCAACAGCTGGTGTTACGTCAATTTTTACAATTTCAGGCTTTTTTGCTTCGTATAAAAAATCGCTAAGTCTCATCTTTATCCTGTTTTTACTTACATTATTTATAATATTTTTAGATGGTTAAATAAAAAGACCGGCAGTTACGCCGGCCATAGGTTAATTACAAAATTCTATTTACTTATTTTCGTCGTCATCGGTTGAGATATTTGCCATGATTTCATCGAAATTCACGTAATCATCATCACCGACATTCAAATCCTGTGTCGTGTCCTGATTATCGTCCATGACACTGATTTCTTCGCCGAAGTCTTCTCCGTCTTCACCTTCCGTATCGACGTCGACATCATCTTCAGTATCGAAATCGCCATCAATAATCTGGTCGTCAATATCATTCGTCTCAACAGTGTCGTCAACGATATTCAGACGTGCACCGCAATGAGGACAAACCGGGTTAGAAAGGTCGAGGTCATAGTATTCATCTTCAGCGACCGGATCTGCCTGCTTCTGACCGAGCAAATCGTCAAGCTTTGTTTCGATTGTATCGAGACGGCCTTCAATACTTGTATCGTCAGCGAGTTCGCCAGCATCGACTAAAGAATTATCGATTTCACCGTCGGTATCTTCCTCTTCTTCAGGTTCTTCCGTAGCAGTATCTTCTTCTGGAGTCGTTTCTGTATTTTCAACAGTATCTTCAGTTTCTGTTTCTGCCGTTGTATTTACTGTATCATCGTCCTCTTCGTTTTCAAGCAACCAGCTAGCAGCATCAAATGTATTGTAATTACGTTTCATAGGTAAATTCCTTTTAACTTCTTTATGTATTTATAACTATTCTACGTTTTTCCCATATAGCCATAGGCTTTCAGTGTCTGGAAAAGTTCATTTTCAATATAAAACGGCGATACTTCTATGCCTTGATGCTTAACAATATTCGAAATCATATTTGCCTTCATCTTGATAATTTTCTTCAATTCCTTATTGACATAAATGAATCGTTCTCCATAATCGTCAACGATATTTCCAGTCTCGTCAACTTCCGGTTCATTTGATTCGAGCTCGTCTTCGTAAATATTTCTGGCTTCAGTTTCTATAATTTCCAATAGATAATCAGCAAGCTTGTTTTCGTTTAATGACTTTGATTCGTTGACCGTATATAAATCGTCACCGTCAAATTCATTCTTGCTAGAATCGACTAAACGAACAGGTTTTCCACAGCACGGACATACCATACTGTCTATTTTTATAGATTTATCAGCATTATTGCCATGGTCGGCAATATCTGAATATCCGCCAAAATTATTTGTGCCGTAATAATTAATTTCCATACATTATTTATAAAACTTATAAATAAGTTATGAAATCTATTTGGGACAATACATTTTACCAAGCCCAGCCGGCGCTTTCCTGGGTTTATAAACTTGACATGACTAACTATGTCAAGACTATTTCCGGTGATTCTACTATAATAGAACCGAAAGACGCCATAATACTTAACGAGTCAATAATCAGCGTAAGCCTTGGAAAAAGAGAAAGTGAATTCGCACCGATTTATTACGGCGGCGTAGAAAGCAAGATATTTACTAGGGCAAAGACTTCCGATTCTTTTACTATTAAATTTAGCGAAGACAAGAACTTCAATGTTACTAACGTATTTGAAAAGATTTATAACTTTGAAAATATCGACCAGGAATACCCGTATTCTAAGAATGACGGCGTTTACAACCATAATATTACAGACGATCAGCAATATACAAACTTTAATTCGAGACAGATAACGATTAAAATGTTTGACCCGAATAAACTACCTGACGATGAAGATACAGATAGCCTTTTGGCAAGATTGGATTTCTATGGTTGTAAACTTGCAAGCCTCAGCGATATAGAATTTAGTTACGAAAGTACGGAAGCAATAACTCGTGATGTAACGTTCTTTTATAACTTCATGCGTTTTACGAAGAGACCATGGACTGACTCAGAAAATACGGAAGCAGGTTAATCAATGAAATCAATATTTTCAAATACGAATATTTTTAATCTCTCTGACCCACAAGCTGCATGGTTATTCGAAGTCATGTTTTTCAATACTGAAGACAACAGCAATGCAGCAATGCTTCAGGAAATGGTAGAAAAACATCTTGTCCCTACATCTGTTACGCTTCCTACATATCGTACCGAGCTTGTGACTAAAAAATGGTTCGGTTCTGAAAAGTCATTTCCTGTAATTCGTACTTACGGCGGTGACTGTACTATGAACTTTGATGTAAGAAGCATGCCTCAAGATAACGAAATGCTTTATAAGCTCACCCAGATTAATGCACTGGGACGAAACGAATCCGGTACCAAGCAAGGCGCCATGTCTCGCAATTACATAATGTATCATCCAGAACTTGAAAACGTTCATAATTCGGAAGATACAGATCTTATTCCATTAAAGTTCCAGAAGATTCATGTCAGGTTAAAAAATAAGACTGTAGCCGCCGGTGAAGAAACACCAGGCAAGAGTACAATCTTCGAATATAATAACTGTATAATTACGGAATTCGGTTTTAATGAAGAACTTGATTATACAAGTGAATCAAAACTGACTTGTAAATTGACGTTCCATTATGACTTATGGCATCAGCTGATATATCCGTATGAACAGCCTGAAAATAATCAAAAATAAAACGGTTAATTTTAATTAACCGTTTTTAATTTTATTCATTATTCTGATGTTGTTATAGGACCATAATCGGTTAATGACAAATATGAGCCAGTACCTTTAAGTTGATACCTAATATCAGCAGACACAGCTGCAGATGTGGAACCACCTACATAATATAACGGTTCAGGCCCGACAATTGTTCCATCATGATTAAGGTTAGCTTTATTTACATTTATAATACAATTAGCAGATGGAACCATTTCAACTACAAAATTTGGTGCATGTTCTCCGGGACCTTCTGTAGCGCAAGGTACTAGAATCTCTAGTGTCGATGTATTTACATTTACTACTTCTGTTAATTTATTATTATTAATCGTAATTGCGCTTAAACCTTCGGCATCTAAATTTTGTACTCTGTTTTGTCCTTCAAGGTGTTCATAAACATATAAAGGACTTTGTGTCAGGCGGACACTGTATACTTCTTTTCCACCAAATGAATAAATATCCCAAATTGGTCCAGTAAATGCGTCTTTTAAATATTCTTCTGATATAAGGGAAGAATTCTGTGTACATGTATTCCAAGTATTGTCTTCGTCAACAGTAACAATTTCATACATTGCCTTATTTACATAAGTTGGATATGTCTCATTTTTTACATAGTTAAGTTTTGTAAAGTAGTGTACATTATCATCTGTTTTTGAATATACATGCCCTCTATCTGTCATAGCAAGTTTTCCCGCATTTACTGCAGTAGTTATTGCTGAATATGCATCATTAGTCTTAAAAATTTCAATTGGTTTATGCTGTATAAACGTACCAGAATTACTATCAGTTTCTGCCCAGTCTGATTGTTGAGGATTTACTGCAAAGTCATATGTCGTTGTATTACTTGAGTAATCATAAGTATCTGAAATTTTTAATGAATGATCTTCAGATTGTAACACAATTTTTTCACCGGTTCCGCCGCCGCCGTTTACATCAATATTAAATGTTCTAGTATTAGTCTGTGCATCATACGCAGATGTAATATTAATTGAATTATTCGGTGATTCTAAAACCGTATTTTCGCCAGATTCACCACCGCCATTTACATCAATATTAAATGTTCTAGTATTAGTCTGTGCATCATACGCAGATGTAATATTAATTGAATTATCTGGCGATGTCAATTCAACATTATTAACTGTTGTATTAATTGTCAATGTTTGGTCACCTTTCACAAGATTAATTCCTGTGCCTTCAACAAGATTTAAACGATTATCTTCTGCCATATTCTGAAAATCCTCAAATAAAAATGCAAAGGCTTAACCTTTGCACTTAGTTAAAACCTGTAATATTTATAGTTTAGATGTCGTTGAAATCTTTTGAGCCTGTACGGACTTCAAGAATATCAACCAATGTTCCTAAAGTCTTTCCATTAATTTCGGTAACGAGCTCAATTTCATCGGCTGTAGCTATATCATTCTCTAACAGGCGATTATATGCTTCTTCGTAGTCCATAAATTTCCTCCATATAGGTTTTATATGCTTTATATATGTGAGAAAATTCAAAAAATCTGCAAAAAATAAATGCAGGCATATAGCCTGCATTTATGAAGATTTTCGGAAGTTTAAGACATCCAGAATTCACCCTGAGTGCTTTCGAGACGAATCTGTTCAACGCATGCATCATATTCTTCCTTATAGCTGGAATAAAGGCTATCTGCGTTCAACTGACCGCCACCTGCAATCGTAATGGAATATTTCCTGAGGAAATTACACCATCTCATACCAGCCATGGCAACTACGAGCTTTCTAAACATAATGTCGTTAAAGATTTTAACAGAACGCTGGCGCTTATAGACTTCCATAATTCCTCTGACCGGGTGTCGAGGAGATGGCCAGATAGACAATTCCTTTTCTTTTTCGTTATAACGTACCTGGTAAGACTCGCCGAAATCAATCTTAGCCTGTTCAAGCCACATCAAAGCAGCGTTCCAGGAACCAAGAACATCGCCGAAACCAGAACTGTTACCGTAACAAGCACCACGATAGATTGTCGAGCTGTTCATGCTCATTACGGAATCATAAAGGGCATTATGCGGCAAAGTGAACAATTCGTTAATATCGCCAATCCATGAAGCAGTCTGGAAATCTACAACACTTTCTAGTTCTTGACAAATCTTATAATGAGTCTGACCAGGAACCAGTTCCATAACCAGATAGTCACGATAGTTACCCATACCGTAATAATAACGCTGAACATAACGAACCGCGTCGCCGATGATATAATTTAACTGTTCATCACTGATTTCGATACAGATAACAGGAGAACCAAGCATCATCTTGATGTAGTTTCTCATCTGCGCCATATTCTGAATTTCTGTAGACATCCTAACCGGGTCACAGTTCGGCGACGGAGGCGGAGGTTCTACAGGACGAGGTCTCGGCGGGCCAGGCGGGAACGGACTAGGACCAGGAGGCATAGGAGGTCTCGGGCCAGGTCCAGGAGGAACAGGTTTTAAACGACCGCGATCAGAAGGAGGCGGAGGCGGTACCGGCGGCGGAAATCCGACCGGATCTCTACCAGGTAATAAATTTTCTTCTATAATTTCGTTATCTAATGCCATAGATTATTTATAGTTTTACTAAATTCCGAGAATTTGTTTCAAACGTCTGACATCTTTATTCAGAACGATTTCTTCAATTCTGGTAACAGTGCCAATATATTTGATATTGCTCGGCGGAATATTCTGCGTTACATATCGCGCTGGGTTTTCAGGACCGTATTCCTGGTCAAAATGTGTCTTAAGACCTTGTGGAAGTCGAATCAGATACATATACATTCCATATCCAGATGCGTTAAGACCACGAAACAGGCTTCTGAATGTTCCAATCAATCTTGATTCGAAATTCTTGGAAGATTTCATAAGATTTCCAGAAATATCTTCGAGCTTCCATAAATAGACACGCTTATTCGGATATAGAATTCCGCGTTTCATAGTACCGGATATATCAATTTCCGGGTCTAACGAATCCTTTGCGATTAATCCGGTAGATTTAATTTTCGACGGACCCGCCTTGGTAATATGCAGATATAGATTGCTGAAATATGCGCCGGCGACATCGTAGAAACCTTCATCATAGCCGTTAAGTTTCAGAAGACTGACCTTGTTACCGCGTATGAATGATATATACCAGCCATATTTCTGAATCATCTTATCGAAACCTGACATCTTCATTCCGTGTTCTTCTAGTTCTTCCAATAAAGAATCACGGTCAATGAAAATACTGGCGACACCGTAATTGTGTTCCGGTTCCGACAGATAATTGATTAGGAAATCGTCATTATTATATAATACATCTCTGAGCTTGTAGCCAGGAATGCATTGTTCTAGGAATTCATTTAATCTCATGCATTATTTATAAGAAAACCAGATAATTCCCTATTGTTAACTTTACGATTTACATAATATTTTCTATATTGTAGTCATGGTTGCAAGAATGCACCCATTAAAGAGGTTAATTATGAATATCAGTTTAAATTCAGGTACTTACGTCATGAACTGTAAGACCGGTAAGGCATATAAGATTGCCACAGACACTATCCAAACACGAAACCGCCGTCAGTTGACTGGAATGGAAATCCGTCGCCCGAGAGTAACTCGTGCTTCTATTTACAGTCTTCGTAAGCTTTCAGAATCTGAAGGCAAGCTTTGCTATGAAGCCGAACGTATCATGCGTGGCAAGCATAAGCGTACAGATAATGACCGTGCAATCCTTCATGCATGGCGTGAACTTCGTAAGAAGATTGTCAAGTAATTAGTAAGATACCGGCTATGGACTGTTATTTCATTAACAATTTAAACTTGCCCTATACGGATAGGGTTCGTAAAGGAGATCTTTACGATAAGTTTATTGATGAATATTTCGTCCCGGCAGATTTCGTCTGCATTGCCGGAGGTATATCGGAATTCGACGAGATTGAGTCCTCGTTTTTAATACGCCTCGCTCAAAAGTATAGGGGCGTATTTTATGTTTATGGTGGTTGTGATATGAATTCCGATATACCGCTTGCTAATAAATTTGAAAATGTCAAGAATAGGCTTCGCTGCCCGCAAAAAACCAAATGCAGTCCTGTCAGACTCGATGGAACCTGTACGGAACGTTTCGGTATTAATATCGGCGGCGCTATGGGCTTTTCAATGCAAGAAAAAATTTCCACATGGAAGTGGTGGACGGACGATAAAATAAGTATATTTAGCGATGAAGTTGAACGAGTGAATAAGGTTATAAATACTACACCGATTCCTAATATTGTTATTACATACTATCATCCTGACGAAATGAATATTGATTATTCTGATATAAATATTTGGCATTACGGCAACAGTTCTGAAAAGAGCATTATGGAAAAAGACGGAAAAATTTTATTGACCAATGATTGCCGTGCAAATTTTGCTAAATTTAATAAAGAAGATTTCCTATTAAAAGTATAGAGGTAACTAATGAAAGTTGTCGACTTTAATATTTTAGTCGAAGAAAATACGTCAATTAACAAGCTTGTTAGTGGTGGACTTGTTTTGCCGAATATCGGTACTTTGCCGATGGCTTATGGCCGTGTGGTCGGTATCGGTACTGGCCGTGTAAATAAGAAATTCAATCAGCATGTTTCTGTAAATCTTAATGTCGGTGACCTTATTGTTTACAATCCCGGTGTTGCTAAGCCGATTAAGCTTAAGAATGCTAAGTCTCCGGTTTTCAAGATGAAGCAGAATGAAGCTATTATGGTTCTCGAAGAAGATGGTGAGAACAATGTTGTCGGTGTAAAGAAAGTTCTTCAGAATTATATGCTCGTCAAACGTACAACCGATGATAAGGTTTCACTTGGCGGTCTTGTCATTCCTGAAATCAAGCGTTCTATCGATAATATTTCCGGTACTGTCTTTATGCAGGGTCCAGGTACTTATGATCCTGAAACGAATACCGTTGTTCCGTGTCATTGCAACATTGGCGAAAAGGTTTCATTTGCTGAAATGAGTTCCATTCAGATTACGCTTCCGATTAAGGGCGCTGATGGTAAGGTAACAAAGGAAAAATTTTACGAAGTTCCGGATTCCATGGTAGACTTCGTATTTGATACAGACGAGAAAGGAAATATGAAATCTATTATCAAGATTAAGGATAAGCACGTACTCGTTACGCGTGATTCTAGTGAAAAGAAGACCTCTGCTGGCATTTATGTGCCGGAACTCGATACTGAAGGCCATTTGGTTGAAGCAGAAGTTATTTTTGTCGGTGACGGTGTTGAACATTCTAAGGTCGGTGACCGTATAGTCTATATTGACGCCAAGGAAAATAATAAGGAATTCAAGATTCCTGTTAAGACTGCCTCTGGATTGTCTAGTAATAAGAAGTGCTATATGATTCCGGAAACCGACATTGAGGCATATCTGGAAGATGACGAAGCTCTCTAATTTTAAGAAAAATTTAGTGGACGGCATTAAGTCGTCCAAGTCGGTTTTGGCGATTTCTATAACGGGCGCGATTGTATATTCATTCGTTCTTGGCATTACTGGCCTATATGGCGACACAGTACAGAACGCCCTTATATATTTCGTCAAAAATATCTTGCCATATCTAGGCATAGCTTTCGGTTATTTCCTTGTAATCTTTATCCCTATCAGGGTAATGCAAGCCAAGGAACGTAACCGTCAGGAACTCAATAACTATATAAATGAACAAAAACTTCAAGAGCATACTGATAACGAAAAAGAGCTACAGCAAAAAATTCTTGAAGCATTAACTAAAGAGGAAACCATATGATTAATGGTCAGACACTTGAAGAGGAAATTAATAAGCCCAAGCATTACCGTTCACATGAATCTGGAATTGAAGCAATCGAGGTTACTCGCTGGCTGAACTTCGATTTGGGTAATTGCTGGAAATATTGCATGCGTTATCGTGATAAGGGTACTCCTAAAAAGGATTTGGGAAAGGCTGTTTGGTATCTTAATGATTACAAGGAACATTTCATTGATTATAAGAATGATTCTGTAATCATGCATAAGATTCCAGAAGAAGTCATTTCTAAGATGATTGCTATTTCCGAAGCTGAACCGCGTGAAGAAATCAAGTGTGTATTTGAGCTTTTGATTATGATTACGACTCAGAACTGTGTTCTGGATCCTAAGCTTTACGATAGGACTGGGTACGAACTGGAACAGTTTGCAAATAGTCTGTAATTGGTGGTTATCATGGAAATTACAAAGGTAAAAGTTTACCCGTATAAAAAGAAGTTCCATGATGTGGTTGGAGTCGGGCAGGTTACATTCGATAACTGCCTGCTCCTTACCGGCCTTGAACTTATTATCAAGGACAATTTCAGATATGTGCGTTATCCACGAAATATGAATAACAAGCATAAGCTTTGTTTTTGTCAGCCGTTGAACAATATATTGAAGCAGACAATCTGCAATGAGCTCTTTGCTGCTTATGACGATATTAAGAACGGTAATTTTTATGATTCCGCAATTAAGGAAGTTTACGATGACTGGCAGCATAAAGTAGCAACTGAAATACTACATCAAGCTAACAGTGTTGAAACTTGTGCTGTTGCCGTAGGCGATAGTGTCGGTCCCGAAACGGATAATACTGAAACATTAGTCGTTGAAGGAGAAACCGATGGCGAAAAAGCACAAACCGTTTAATATCCCGCCTCTCTTTAAGAGAGATAAGGATTTACTTTCAATTGCGAATGATCCGAAAAAGTTCGCCGCATTGAAGGATGTTATCGACAGTGCAGCTAAAATTTCGGAAAAATTGGAAACTTGTAAGACTCTGCAAGAATGGTTTGCTATAGCGGAAACCAAATTGCCGGATTTTGCTAATAAAACTGAATTCACTAAAAAACTGGAAAAATTGGTATATGAATATTCAAATGAATCAGAAAGAAGTGACCCCGCTTAATGCTGTAAAAACCGTTTATGCCTCTGTAATCGAAGATGTTTTTGAACATTTTGACGACTATGCCAAAGTTTTCATAAAAAACTACGACGATTATAACGAAGAAGAAAAGAAAGCTATTTGTCTCAAGAACATGGACTTGAACAAGAAAATTAATACTTTTTTAGGGAAGAATAATCTTGTATGAATTTCGAAATAGGTCATTTGTATAAGGATTCCCGAGGTAATAAGTATATCTTGTTATCCAGAGAAAGGGATGTTGGTGTTTTTAATTTCAATAAAATCACTAAACGATACCGCATTATCAAATATTGCGGTGTCGAAGCAGCAATTTCATTCGGTAAGGTTTTATTCAAAAGCGCTAATATTGCGCCGCAGGATGATCCTGAAATCGATAAGCCGAAACAACCAACAGTTTATAAGTTGAACAACAATAATGAAAGGTATTTAGATGTCCTTAAAAGCCACATTAACTAAGCGTAAGTATAAAAAAGTCCGTAATGATGAAATTCAGGAACCGGTTGAAAATCCGGATATGCCTGAAAATCCGGAGAATCCGAATGAAGGCGAAGGCCAGCCGATAAATCTTGCTGAACTCGGTAACTATTTTGATATGGCCCGTAATAATTATTTCGAAGCCAACCGCGTTATCTTTATGACAGGTCCGGTTACTTGGGAATTGGGTATTCATATTATTCAAAAGTTGTGTTTCTATGACGACGGTACAAAGCGTCCGATTACGATTTATATTTCGTCTCCTGGTGGCGAATGCGACGTTGGATTTGCAATTATCGACTGTATCAATAAGTTGAAGTCTAAGCATATTGAAGTTAATACTATTTGTATCGGACCGTGTAGTTCTATGGCGTCTGTCATTCTCGCATCTGGTACAATCGGTCATCGCTATGCTTTCCCGAGCTCCCGTATTATGATTCATCAGGCCGGCATTACTGAAGTCGGTGGCAAGCTTGACGATATAAATATTATCCAGCATGAATTGCAGGTTTGGACAGATACGATGAATAAGATTTTTAAGAAGCAGACTGGCAAGAGCCTCGATGAACTTAGAAAGCTTACCTCGTATGACAACTATATGTCTGCCAGCGAAGCAAAGAAGCTCGGTATAATTGATAAAATTTCAGCAAAGATGATTTAATGGAAGAAATATACAATAACATTGTTGAAGCTGAAGAAAACCTAGAAGAAGTGTTTGATGGTCTCGGAAACAGGGCATTACAGGATTATTATGCCCTGTTTATTTCTGAAATGGCTTACTGCGGCTATATCACCATCACACCTTCTTTTGCAGGTAAGATATATGTAAATATTCTTAATACTACTATGACCAATGTCGATGAATATCTTACAAAGATTTACGATTTTCTTTTTGATAAGATGGTCAAGACATTAGAAAAGGAAGAACTGAATGAAACCGGAAACGCCTGAGTTAAATAATATTTTGAAATATTTACATGATTTGGCCATGCATGATAAGCCAAATCCTCTTCAGTCTATTGTTGATTTTGTGACATCTGAGAAAGCACAGCAAGTATTCGAAAAGGTTCTCGATTCAATTGTTGCTGATGGCTGTCCAGATTATTATACGTACTTTACTTCTGACGAAGGTATTGATAATCTTTTAAAATTAAAAGATACTGACAATGAAATGTATTATAAGGCTATAATATATGGAACTGCCCTAATCAACACTTTGACTAGAATTCTTGAAATGCCGTTCGTCGTTGTAATGACTCCAGAAGATTTGTCTAAAACATATTATATAAAGCTTACTACCAAAACTGAGGAATAATCTTTATAAATATAAAACGGTATAAATATGAGTGATTTTTTAGACTTTTATAAACGAGAAGAACAAAAACGTTCGATGACTGAAGAACAACAGCTTGAGCTGCACAAAAAACAAAAAGCACTCCAGGCAAAGCGTTTCGAAATGGACGATGATGATTTCTACAATGAAACCATCGACGAATCTGAAGAAACCGAGGATGAATTCAATAACGAATACGATGATGAATATGATACCCGAATTAACGAAGGTACTCGTATTCCATATCGTCCAAATCGTCCGAAGACTGTACCGCAACGTAGACCTGCGCCGATTCCTGAACCTGAACCAGCGCCAGCGCCTATGCCAAGGCCTCGTCCGCGTCCTCGTCCTATACCGCAACCGGCTCCTATTCCGGAAGAACCGGAAGAAGAACTGTATGTCCCGCCTGTTAATAAACATCGTGAACCGCGGATTACAGAATCAAGTAACAATCCAGCTTTATCAAGGGCATATGTGATGATGAATGAAATGCAGAAGAAAATTGAAACTGCATTTTATCGTTATGGTATGTCCGGTCTTGAAAAGATAAATAAACATCTTGACCAGATTTTTGAAGCAATTGTTCACCCGAAGCCGAAAGAAATTATTAAGTATGTGGAAAAGCCGGTAGAAAGAATAGTTGAAAAGCCAGTATATAATCCTGTTCCTCCGACTAATGAATCATACGAAACCGCTGATAATGGAGAACTTGAAAATAATAATGAGCAGGTACTTGAGCCTGAGTCTATCGAAATGCCGAACGATGAACCGACTGCATCTTTAAACCAACAGTTCATCAAGATGAACGAAATGGCGGATTCCAGCTTACTTAGTGATGCTCTTCTTTGTCAAAATGAAAAGCAATCTAAGACCGCCAATACTAAACTTGCACAGATAGAAGCTAATGCACAACTGCTACGAGAAAAAATGGATGCTGCTACAAGTCAAAAAGTCAAACAGCTTGAGCCGCATGCAGAACAGCTCGTAGAAAACGACAGCATAACTCCTAGTGAAGACTTAGAAATTGTCGACGATCCTGTAGTCGACGCCCCGGTTGAAATTGTCAAGGCACCGGAAAAATCTACGAAAACTACTAAGAAACGAACAAAGAAAAAATAAATAATGAAGAAGAAAGACAAAAAAGGTCCTAAAAAGCCTAAAGACGGAATCTTCGTAGATGGCACAGTTCTTGAAGCGCGAGCCAACGCGATGTTTGACGTGAAACTTGACAACGATTT